TCTGGGGCGTTTGTGCAAGCTTTGATTTCTTACTGTCTGGTAGGCTCGGCAATGTCGATACATTACCAAGCTCGTCGGACTTTTTATCTGCATCGGTTTTCAGCTCATTTATTGCGCTTACGCATGAGTCCTTGCTGTCCGTAGTCAGAGCCGAGGCTGCCCCGACAATATTCTCAACGCCCGCCTTAAATACCGCCGGTGTTACAGGCTTGTATTTATAGTCCTTTCCTCCGTTTATTATTTCATCTACTGTAGCTGTGTCCACATATAAGCCTCCTGCACCGTCTCTTAAAATACCGCCGTTTGTCTTCGTAGCGATATATGCCGTACCGTCCTTTTCGCTCACGATTATACCGCTTTTATTTGTATCTACTCCGTTGTTTGTTCCGTGGTGCAGCTTTATCAATCCCGCCTGCCCGATCGATGCGTATCGCGTTATGTCCGCTTTATCCGAATTGAGCTTTGCAAAATTGCTTTTTACTTGCTTCCACCAAGTACTCAGTTTCGTGGAAGCGCTGTAGTTTTCGTCTAAATCCAAGCTCATTCCTCATCCTCCAATCTTATCTTCTTTCCGTTAATGTACATATTACCGTCGCTGTCAGCGGTAAGCACCGCGCCGTAGATCCTGACACCGCCGCTGTCTACTTTAACGTGTCCGTCCGAGCTTACGACACTCGCCGCGCTTGAGGCCTTTGACGTTGTTTTAACTGTTCCCGATACCTTAAGCCCCTGCACCTTACCGCTTGTTGTCGAAACCTTTTTATACCGCTTTGTAAAAGCTCCCACCTGCGACAGATAATAGTACATATCCTTTTTCACTCTGCCGATAGACACGCTGTCGGGAGTCGCCTCAAATGGATTGCGTTTTAACGAGATCACCCTTGCAAAAGTGGTTTCTCCGTTTAAGATCACGCATACCCTGTCGCCCAAGCATATCTCCCGGCAGTCCGTGACCTGTCCCGAAATATTCACCGCCGGAACATCTATTCTATCAGGATTCAGCTCATCGAACTCCCATAACGCACGTTCAAAGAGCGAATCGGGATCCGTGCAGTCGCTGTAATCCTTGTACCCGTGATATACCCGTCCGCGCAGATACCCCGAAGAGCTTTCGATATAAGGAAGCTTCGAGGTATTTTTTGCCGCGTTTGTGATCTCCATGTTATCTTTTCCATAGGGATAGAAACGTGTGATAAGCTCCGTGCAGTCGCGCTCGACCGTGTAATCGGTCAGATTGATCCCCGGCGCAATGATCGTGTCACGATCCTCACCTATACGCTCAACAACGGCAAAGCTGTAATTATCAACATAAAGCTCGCCCATGCCCGCGTTTTCTATAACCTGCATGATCACATCATACAGCGTAGTTTTGTCCACGCTTTCAAAGTCTATATTCGTGCTTATACGCTTATATCCGAGCTTATCAACATCGGCGTGTGAAAAACCCGTCCCTTCTATCGCCGCATCTATCACGTTGTAAGCGTCCTCACCGATAAAATCGCCGCTGTCCGTCGAGGCGACATTCGGCAAATGCGTACGCTTTGCATCGTAGATAAATATGTGCTCGCATTTTATAGACAACAATGCTTCCTCTGTTTCGCTTATCCTTGATATTCTGTACAGCTGTCCCTCATACTCCACATTGTCGCACAGCATAAAGGATATTTCATTTTTCGGATACTTGAATTCTATCGAGTAATCGCCGTTTATTTCCTGCGATACCTCGACAGAGGACGCTTTATCGAGCATAGCAATAAACGCATCGGGGCGCGGATTGTTCGCCGGATCTATAACGTTTCCGCTCCATAATTTAAGCAAAGCTCTCACCTCCGAGATCCGCGTCATAAATAAACCGTGGTATATATGACACTGTTACGGTATAGAGCTGAGAAGTGCCGAATGTGAATTCGAGCGTGTTTTCTCCCGGTTCAAGCTCGAAGAACTGTCCCGAAAGCAAGCCCTGTACCCTTACGCCAACGCCTGTTGTCAGCATATAGTGTTCAAGATCAAGCTTATACGAGCTGACCGACACACTATACTTCTTGATATTTATCATGCGGTCACCGCGCCCTACCGACCATGTACCCATATCACTCACCGTGCTTACCGTGATAATTGGACGTACCCATGCCGTACCTAAGTTGTTGACCGTGATTTTCGCGCTTGTTCCGGATACCGTGTAAGTAAAGCTTTCCTCAATACCTATCGGCACACCCGAGCCTATCGTTATGTCCGTCCCCAAAGGTATCCCTTCAAGTACATCGAACGTAGCTCTTGAAAACGGCTCTACCTCAAAGCTCACGGTAAGCAGAGCTTTTTTACCCTGTAATTCGGGCGCGTAATCGATCTCTTTTATAACATCGGCGTTCCATATGACTGCCGGCATATCATCGAATACCAGCTCTCCGCTCCCCATGAGCCATGCGGCTACCCTCGATATTTTATGCTGCAGATCATAAATATCCTCCGCCGAAATCCTCATCATAACGGAAAATACTCTGTTCTGATACATTGCCCTGCCGTAATCGTTCGAGTACGCGTAGTCAACGCTTCCGTCATTTCCGGGAAGCTCAAGAGTAGAGCTGCGTCTTTCGGGAAGCACAGGCCGCGATTTTGTCGCGACCGACAATCCAAAAGACGAGGTATGCTTGTTTTTGAATGTAAATCCCGTCTGCATTTATACCTCCTATCCTAAGGTTGACGACACAAGCTTGTTGTACCAATTTGTAATAAATTTGGATGATACGCCCGAGTTTAGAGTTATTGTCCTGCTGTCGTTGTACGTGTTTGTGCTTTGGTTCCCCAAGGCTTTCTTGATGCCGCTCAACAGGTTGTATATACCCTCAAGGGTGTTTATCGTTGATGATGCCGCCTCTGTGTATGAAACACCTATGGCATTCGCCACCTCAAGCGCGCTTCTCGCGCTCTGCGCTATGTCCGCGTTCGATACGGATACGTCCGAGCTGTACAGCTTCAGGCTCCTGAGAGCGTTTTTTTTGTTCGCCTCCATTTCGTCATACTCAGCCTTTAGCTGCTCAATGGTCGCGTTATTCTTCGTTTGCAGCTGATACAGCTCCTCGTCGCGTTCAAGCTGCTTTTTCTGTTCAAGTAATTCCTTGTACTTCTGCTTTCCCGCGTCCGTCACGGCATTCTCGTATATCCCGAGCAGTCTGTTCACATCGTCAAGATCATCGCTCCTGTCCTCGACGTCCCAGCTTGTCTGTAAAGCCTCCTCCTGCTCGGAAAACTCTTCCTGAAGCTTGCTGATATAGTCGGATTGCTTCGCAAGCATAGCGTCGTATTCGTCGGAAGCCGCCTCGTACATCTGTAAGGAATATTCAAGCTTTGCATCCTCTGCGTCCTGCCAGCTTATTATTCCGGCTTTATAGAACTCATCCTGTCGAACCATCGCTCTTGCGTATGCCTGCGAAAGGCTGTCGCCTATCTCGTCCCAGTCATCATATGTGTTGTGTATCTTTATCCAGTTGTCCTTTGACTTTTCCCAACCGCTGTATATCTCTTCGTTGTAATCGGCTATAGCGTCAAGATATTTTTCGTTCAGCTCTGTGGACTGCTTGTTGTATTTTTGCAGATCTATAATGCCCTGTTGGTAATATTCGAGCGTGTATGCCTGCATACGCTTAAGACCGGCGATATAGTCCTCTGTGGATAAGCTGTTGTATTTCTGCTCATGCTCAAGCCATTCCTCAGACTGGTCTATCCTCGCGTCAAGCAGCTTTTCTCCGAATTCCTCGATGTCGTCGCTGTAATCCGCCCATGTAAGCCGTCCCGCCTCAAGCTCCGCTAAGTTGCGTTCTCTGTATCGGGCAAAAGCCTCCGTCGGACTGTCCTCGTATTCGTCCCAATCGTTGAGAGCCGACCGCGCCTCTATCCATTTCGCGGATGCCTCGTTCATTTCTTTGTTTATCTTGACCTGCGCGCTGTATATTTCCTCCTCGCAGTCGGCAATATCCTTGTCCCATTCCGCGGCGTTTTCGAGCAGATCCTGCCATTTTTCAAGCTCCTCCGTGACGCTCACGGCGTGAGTTTTTTTGTAATGGTCCCAATCGTCAGTTTCGTAGCCGAACGATACGGAATTATTGTTGTTTCCGGACGCGTAATGAGGAATACCCAGTCCCGACATGATAGCCTTCGTCTGCGCCGCCGTGTACACCTTCGCACCCTTTGAAAGCGGAAGTATAACATTTCTGCCCTGCGGAATGAATGCGTTTCCGTGATCAACGATAAGCTCACGCGGATCGGATACGCCCTTCTGGTCGTTGACCATGGCAAGACCGCCGCCGAAATTCTGCGTGCCTTGAGCGTTAGACTCATATTTAACTGTGTATACCGCATCACCATATATGGTAGGTGCCGTCACTCCCACACAAGCCGTTACATCAGGTCTGTATATCGCTTTACCATCTGCATCCGGTGCCACCGTACCTGCACACCCGGTCGTATCGGCTGTGTATACCGCATTTCCTTTCGCATCGGGTGCCTGAGCATTTTCGAGTGTTTCAAAGCTTGGTGTATAGTTTATCTTACCAGTTACCGGATCGACCTCCGGAGCGGCAGGAACGTCACCTGTCTCGTAATCAACCTCGGTTGTTACCGGATCGACCTCCGGAGGATCGGGAACATCGCCTTTTTCATAATTGATCTTACCTTCACCCGGTTCGACATCGGGCGCGTCAGGCGTATCGCCGTTGACCCAATTGATCTTGCCCTCGGCGGTGATCTCGCCTATCTTATTTCCCTGCAGATCATTGATATCAAATCCCTGCGTTTCGACGTTGAACTTTATCGTCACCGCTCCTGCCTCGGAGAGTGCCTTCAATTTAGCGTCCGCGGTGTCGAGCACGTCATAGTTGCCCTGCGCGTTGATCTGTAAGGATACCTGACCGCTTGAATTGAGCTTTTCCACCGCGTTCGCCGCGTCATCCACGACCTGCGTATTGCCGTCAACGCTTATCTCTATATGCTTGCTTTCTGGCAGCAGTCCGAGGCTGTGCGCCATGCTGTTGATCTGATCCGAGCCGAACCCCATATTGCTTGTAAGCTTTGCGAAGTCCGTAGCCACCGCGTCAAGCGCGCCCGCACCTGCCGCGTCCGTAAGCTCGCGGAATCCGTTCGCCACCAACGCGCCCTGTAAAGCCGCATCCTGTGACGATGCGCCGAGTGCTTTCATGTTCTCGACAACATCGTTTACAAAATTCGGCAGATCTCCGCTCTGAACAGCCTCCGAAAAGCTGGAAAAGCCGTTCTGCGCCAACGCCCAATTCTGCGCCACCGTATCTACCGACATACCGTACTGATCGATAGCGGTTTTCATGTTCATGATTCCCGACGCAACATCACCGCGCTGAGCCTGCTCGATACCGACATCGGCGAGCTGCTCTCTTGCTTGGATCATCTTCTCATAGGCTTCCGTTTCTTCCGCCATGCGCTTAGTAGCGTTCGATTGATCGCTTGAATATTTGTTATATTCGTTATTGAGATCTTCCAGTATGCCCGGAATTGCTTCAATAATAGACGCTCCGCCATTTTTACCTAAGTCCTTCATGGCTTCATTAGTGCTTTCTAACGCCTTGTTATAGAGCGCTGCGCCTTCTGCCGTCTTAAAGAAATCTGATTTTCCTGTAGCTTCTTTATATTCCTTTTCTTTCGCTGTATATTCACTGTATGCGCTTTCGATCTTTGCGATAGCATTGCCGTATTTTGTAGCTCCCTCTGTAGCCGTGTCCCACTCGCTTTGTATCTGCTTCATGGTCGTATCGTGCGTCGCGAATTTGCCCGCACCCTGAGCAAGCTCCATTCTGAGGTTGCTTGCCGTCAACCCAAGCTCCGAGTCGCTCTGACCGCCTATCTGATCAAGGAAGCCGCTGACCTTCTCTACCGCGCCGTCAAGATCTCCCGTGTCAACGCTTATCTTCAGGTTGTATTCCTGATTGAGCAGTCCGGCGATCTCCTGAATGCGGCTCTTCGCCGCTTCAAGCTGCTCCGGAGTGCTGTTCGGATCGTTTATCGTCTGTTTGAGGTCCCACATTTCTCTCTGCAGAGCTGTGACCTCCTGCGATTTTTCTATCGCGCTCTGAACCTTCTGCGCCGCTTCCTCCGCGCCGTCCGCCCAATGCGTCTGCGCGTATTGATTACGGTTATATGCGACAATTCCCGCCGTCAACGCCGCGCCGAGTCCGACAACTCCGGCTGTAATGCCGAGTACGGGAAGAACGCCCGTGCCCGCCGCGGCTGCGATCGCTCCGAGTCCGCTGACAAATTTGCCTATGCCCGTTACCGCCGTACCTACCCCCGCCGATACCGCTCCTACCACTGCCACACCCTCAGCAACCGAAACGATCGTTGATTTTTGGGTGTCGTTCATGTTTGCCAACCCTTGCGCAAAATCCTTCACGCCCGCGGTAGCTTTTTGAACTCCCGGTAAAAGCACCTCGCCGAAGCTGCGTGCCGCCTCTGTTATATTGTTTTTTGCAATCTGAATTTGTGATGCCGTTGTTTCCGCTTTAGCGTCAAACTCGTTCTGTAATGCCGTGTTTTCTTTCCATGCGCTGTTTGAACGCTGAATAGCCTCCGTCAGTAGCTGAAATCCCTGCTCACCTGCAAGAGCCATCAACGCTTTTTGGTCGCGCACATTGCTGAAACCCAGCTCGGAAAGCAGTCCGACCTGATCCGAGCTTTCGTTCAAGCCTTTCAGGAAGTCGCGGAATGCTCCGCTTGCGTCCTCTTTCCACTGCTTTGCGAACTCCTCCGAGCTTTTGCCGCTGACCTTCGCGAATTCCTGTAGGTCATCGCCTCCGGAAGAAACGGCATTCTGCATATCCATCCATATACGCTGTAAGGAGCTGCCGCCCGCCTCTGCCTCGATACCCATTGAGGATAAGGCTGTAGAATACGCAAGCACATCCTGCGCCGATATTCCGACCTGCGCGCCTGTGGAACCCATCGCCTGAGCCATGTTTATGATCTCCGACTCCGATGTCGCGAAATTGTTTCCGAGGTCAACGAGCGCGCTTCCGAGGTTCTTGACCTCGCTTTGTGAAACGTTCGCAACGTTCATGAATCTCGCCAACGACTTCGCGCCTTCCTCTCCGGATAGGTTTGTAGCCGCTCCGAGCTGTGCCATCGTCTCGGTAAATTCAACTATGTTCTCGGTCTTTATGCCGAGCTGACCGCCCGCCGCCGCCAATTCCGTCAGCTCCTGAGTGGTAGCCGGAATAGCGTTCCTGCCGTTAAGTCCCGTTGTTCCGAGGTCTATAAGTCCCTGACGTACCGCTTCGAGCTGCTGAGGCGTGCCTTCAACTGTCTTTTTGACGTTCGCAAAATTATCCTCGAAATTGATAGCGGCTCTGCCTGCCGCAACTCCGGCGGCGGTCACCGCCGCGCCGACGATCTGCACGGGTCGGAATACAGCGTTTATTCCCTGCCCGAATTTTTCAATATTTCCGCCGGCTGTACTGAGAGCATTTCCGGCATTTTGTACTCTTGTTGCAAGGGTAGTTGTTCTTGCCGCCGCGGTCTGCGCAGTTCGGGCTGTCGTGTTCATTGCCTCGTTGGCGTTATTTACTCCCGCCGCTGCGGCTGTGCCGCTTTGCCCTGTTTGGGAAAGTCCCTCGCTTACGTTTCCGACCTCGGCGGTAGCTCCGGAGCTTGCCGACTGCAGACGGCTCAGGCTCGCGACAACGTTATCTATTGCTCCGGAAGCGTTGTCGTGTCCGTTTATATTGACTTCCACGCTTGCCGCTGTAGCCATAATATTCCTCCATTCTGATACAATTTTCAACCTAAATCATAACGCGGAAAAGAAGCAAGCAGATCGCCGCTTATTTTTCGCGTTATTCTATTTTCCGTAAAACCACTCCATTCCGGGCGGTATCTCCGCCTCCTCGGCATCCTTCTTGTTTTCCGCCGTCAAAGCGTCAAGCAGCAGAAAAATATCGTCGGGTGCCTGAGTGTTAAGCTCCGACGGCATACACCGCAGGAGTTTCAACAGTATCTTGCTTATGTCACGGAATGAGCTTGTTCCCCCGTCTCCGCCCTTGTCCGCGGAGCTGTCGGGGTTCAGTCGTTTTTTGCCGTCAGAACGTCAAGGTACATTGCCCAGAGCGTCGTGCAGAGCTTTGTTCTCTGTGATAAGTCGAGTTCCTCGATAATATCCTGAGTTGCCTCCGTTCCCTCGAACATATAATCCGCCGCCTCGGTACACATCATGAGCGGGCCGTTTCTCTTCTCATCATTGTGTCCCTCATTTATAAGACACATAGCCTTCCAATCGAAAGGCTTTGACACATATTTCTTTCCCTTGTGATTAAAGGTCAATGTTTTCTGCATTTTCTAACTCCTCCCGTCACGCTGTCGCCGTGGTTATCTTTGTATCATCAAGAAGAACTCCCATGTCGGAGAACCACTTATCTTCAAACGCTTCAAGCGATGCGAACGTATTTTTATCCGAGCTTGACGCTCCCGACTTTATGACAATGTCGCTCTGGTCGATGTACATATATACCCTGTTGTCGTAATCACGCTTTACCGCCGTGTAGGTAGACTTTGCCGTCTGCTTTTCGGACGCGCCCGAGGACGGCTTTGTCTTGCCGCCTACGTTTGACGGCAGCGAGTAAGCGCCCTTGAAGTACTTGACGTATCTGTAGGTGCCGTCCGCCTTGAGCAGTCTCCACGCCACTCCGAAATATACGGTCTTGGGAAGTCCGTCCACGATAAGTGCTCCGTTCTTCAGTTCAAGACCTCTCCACATAGCGTCCACCTCCGGCGGAACGTCCGCGTTCTCGATTTCGTGACCGAGATCCTCAAGGTACGTGTCGACCACATACGCGCCGTTGTCCGCGTCGAATGTATCCGAGCCGCCCGAGTCAGACGGTGATATCTGCACTGTGCCCGGTAAAGAATACGGTGCTCCGTATGCCACGCCGTCGGCTGTGTCCGATGTTACCTCAAAGAATGTGTATTTGTCAACACCTATAACCGGTGTCGGCTTGCTGTTAGCTGTTGCCATAATTAATTACCTCCGTTTAAATAAAATTCCTTAACAAATCTCATGGTTTTGTGATATATTCCGCTTTCGGGCGGCATATCGCGCGAAAACTCGCGTGTCCAGCCGTCACCCTCAAGCTTGCCGTTTACCTCTATGCTCAATGCTCCGCATCCCGCCGCGCTGTCCATCCACACGTCAACGCTGATATAGCCGCGCTGTATATCGGGCGCATTGTCCGTAGCGAACGGATTATTTTCTGTAACTGTGTAAAATGACACCACAGGGAGCGTTTTGAAGTCAGAGGGATAGTAATAGCTTAAAGCGCACGAAAGCCCCGAAAGTGACTTTTCCGCCTCTGAATTAATGTCTATCATGCCTTGCACCTCTCAAGTATCATCATAGTACCGCCGCTCTGCCTTTCGACGTACTGTACAATGTATTTCGAGCCGTCAATATCGGCATAAAGTCCCTCCGATATGCTCTTGTCCGACGCGCAGAATACCTTTAAGGCTCTCTCTATGTCCAAGCCGTATTCCTCGCGCGCCAGCTTGCCGCTGTAGGGCTGAACGTCCGCGGACAACGTAGCAATATCCTCGCGCTTTACCGTCACATTGTACGCGCCCTCTGTCGTTTCACGGTACAGTGTCAGCTCCGCGTTGTCAAACGTCTGTCGGAATATTCCCGACGGTATATTGTACTTCACTCGGTACGCGCCCCTTTCTGTTGATGTACGGTTTCAGACGTGAGCGGTAGTCGTTGAGCATACCCGACAGGTCACGCGCAGAGAACGAAATACTTCTCTGTCCCTCGGAAATGCTCTTTATATCCGTCGGAGTGTCCTCCGTGCCGTATCCCGCCTGACGATACTGCCGCGCGACCATCTGCGCTATCAGGCTGTTCAGTTGATTCGGCACAAATGCAAGCCGACAGTAAGCGCGGACTGCCTCAACGGTATCATCGATAAGCAGTGCGATAATACCGCTCTGAGCCTCCGTAGGAGTGCTTATGCCGAGGAGCATAAGCACGTCTGTTCTGATCTCGTCGTTCATTCATACCTCTCTTTCCTATTCCGTTGCTATATGCAACGAGCATTTTTCTCAGGCTGTAGTCTTATGTACATATATTGCGCTCTTTTTGTTGTCAAGCACAAAAGCGTCATAGTACACTCTGCCCTCAACGAGCCAGCCGTTAATGCCCGGCGGATTGTCGTGTATCTTGTACTCTGAGAGCTTGACGGGCGATGTGCAGGCTATCTTGTTTGTCACAAAGAAGTTCACGCCCTCGGGCATATAGCTCTTAGCGATCGGGATTATCGGGATACCGTCAACGGTGCCTACCTGTCCCTTCAAAGCAATGTTCTGTCCCGCGTCGCTCTGCTTGATGAATGAATCGTCCTGCTTGATGAGCTTGTAGAACGCCGACGAAACGTAGGCCACTCTTCCCACGGTCGGCACCTTGTTGTCCATAAGAGCCTCCTGAGCGTCAAGGAAAGCGGCGTACACGTTCGACTTGTTGAGCGCACCCGTTGCCGTTGTGCCTGCTTTTTCGCATATCACCTTAAAGCGGTATGTGTCAAGCTCCGGCACGATCACCTCGCGGATCTGACGCTGCAGAGCCGCGCCCGCGCTGTTCGCCATCATGGTATCGTTGTAATTGCCGCGGTCAATGGTGAATGTAAAGCTTCTGTCGCATGACATTGTAAGCTCCTGAACACTGTTTTCAAGCTCGTTCGGTGTGCCGTAGCGGCTGTTTCCTTCTTTTGTGTAGTCGTTCATCGGAGCGGTCGGAACGCTGTAAACGTTTACCGTCTTTACTCCGACAAAGTCAAAATCCTGATTGACCGCCGGCGCGGATAACGCCTCGACGCTGAATCTCTCATCGATCTGACTTGCAAATCTGCTTGCGTAATTAATTGCCATTTATATATTACCTCCTGTTCATATGCTGCCGAATCCCGCTAAAAACGGATCGGTCTTTGCGGCTGAGCCTCCGGAAGTTTTCGGCGCTCCGCCTTTTAATCTGTCGTTTACCGCGGTCTCGACCGCCTTCGAAAACGCGGTTTCAAAGCCGTCTATGTTTTTCAAGGTCGCGACCGCGTCCGCGCCGGTGAGCAGCTCCGCGAACTCTGACGGCAGCTTCTTTTCGGAAAGCTGCTTCTGTGTTTCAAGAACGAGCTTTTCACGCGCGAATTTCGCTCTTTCGGTTTCGAACTTGCTTTTGTCAAGCTCGAACTGTTTCTTTTCCCTCTCGTCCTTGGAAAGCTTCGCAAGCTCCGCCGCCTCGTCCGCCTCCTGCTGCCACTGCTGCTGAGCGGCCTCGACTGCCGCCGATACCGCGCTGTCAATATCCTCCTGAGTAAATGACGGCGCGGCATTTTCCGCCGTTTCGGCTGTCTCTGTGCTTTCCTGCGCGCTTTCGGCAGCCGTTGTGTTTTCGTCCATACAATTACCTCCTGCTTTGTGATTTAGAACATGGATAAAAGACGCCTGCGGCTCATCGCCGCGTGACCCTCGCGCCTTGTGAGGGAGATACATGGATCACCGTTCCTTTCCGCTAAGTGTATGTTGTGCCAAAACGCATTACCTCACCGCCTTTTCTGTATTTTCGCGCATTAAAAAAGCACGCTTGCAGTTTTCACCGCTTACGTGCTTTGATTTATTAAGTTTTGATGTTATATCAATTCGTGCATAAGCTTTTCTATTACGGTATAATCATACTCTTTTCCTACAAAAACAAACGTTTCATCACACATCTCATCAAACATAACCGAAAACTGAATCCCTTTATATTCATATGTGGATATCGGAGTTTCGAAAGTTATGGCCTTCTTTATCATTCTGACATCCGGCGCATTGTCGAGCGCATAAACCAACGAATCATGAATTTTCATATGCTTATCATCGTCCCAGATCCTCACCTGTACACCATGCTCAATATGTTCTATATAAGTTTTCATTTTTTGAGTCCTGCCTTTCTGTCAGCATCCTTATTTGTCGTTGTTGATTTTTGGATGATCATCATGTTTATTTCATCATCCGATCTCTCCCTTTTGGCCTCTTTATCGAATTTATATTTGTTGTAATAAAACTCATACGACCTATTCGGCTTATTTTTATCGAGTTCTTTTCTAAGCTCTTTGTCCTTCATTAATTCTCTTGTCTGTGTTCTGTTTTCATTACGCATTGCAGAGGCTTTTCTTGCCTGTTGTTCCAATGTGTCGGACGGATCCAGTAAATTTGGAATATTCTCATCGTGAGCCTTGTACCATAATCGCGCCTCTTTGTTTCCGAGCTTTCCTACGAGCTGTCCCATATCCTTGAAATCCATTTGGTTTAAACGCTCTTGTTTTCCCGCCTTGAGCCGTTCCCATTCCTTAACATTATTATACTTCAATTCTTGGAATTTGTCAAACGATTTCGGAATTTCTTTTCCGTAGATCACTCTGTATTTTTCATGCTGCAGTTTATCCGCCGCCGTATTCCTGTACTTGCGTTGAGCTGTAGCGAACGCGGCGGCCTCCTCCTCGCTCATATTCTCGCGCCACTGCGCATAGGTAAGATCTCCGTCGATATGCACGCTCTTTCCGGTTATCGGATCGCGTGCCGCTCTGCCAAGCCATTCCTTGTCCAATCCTGTAGTACATCGGCACCGAGGGTGCATTACGGGATAATTCATTCCCTCGACAGCGTCCGCCACTCTGAACCTCTGTCCGTCAAGCGGAGCGCACACATCGCACGTTACCTCGTCGAGCGTCGCTATATACCTGTAATACTCCGCTCCTATGTCCTCGTATGCCTTCATGTCGCTGACGCTCCGCGCGTGCGCCACCTCCGTATGTATAAGCGTAGTCGCGTGGAACTTCTCGACCTCGAAAGCGTCCGCAAGCTCCCGCGCCGCCTTGTCAAGCGACCGCCCCGAAACGATGTATCGTCCAACTATCTCCTGCGCCTCCTCGGCGAGCCTGTCCGTGTTGTCCCATATGCGCTGTGAAAACCGCTTTCCGTGCCACGGTCTGTCCATGACCTCGTTCAATGCCTCATTGTCTATCAGGTTGAAGCTCACGCCCATGTTTAATTCACGCGCCGTATCGTCTATAACGCGGTAATAATTGTCGGTGTACGCCTGTCTGCGCGCCGCCTCGCCCTCGTTCCTGAGGTTATATTCAAGCTGTATCATTCTCAGCTCTATAACGTTTTTTAGACTTTCAAAGCGTTCCGCTCTCGCTCCGTATGCGCGCTTTGAAAGTCCGTCGCGATGCACAAAATCGAGTATCGCCGCGCGCTCCTCATCGCTTCCCGCCGTGAGGAGCTGTCTTGTAAGCTTTTCGTTGTTGCCGTTCCGGATCTCCTGCGCTATGTATCTCTCCGCCGTTTCCTCGTCAAGACCGTAACGCATTTGGAAGTTGTATTTTATTTTCTTGATCTCGCCATTGATATCGTCAAGCGCGTCGTCGTACAGTCGAAGCATTTTCTTCACGGATTCTTCCGCGCCGTCATGTATTTCCTGCTCGCGCTGCAATGCCGCCTCTTCCCAATAATCCTTGCTTGTCATAATACCACGTGTGCCGCTACGGCTTCTTCGATCGCGCCGACGTTGCCGAGCAGAGCCGGCACAAGATACGGCCGAGCTGCCATTTTGCACGTGCCAAACTCAACATATGCCGCGTATTCCGTATTTGCCGAGATAATGCAGGTCATGCCGGACGCCTCCTTGTTGATCGACGCTCTGAGCGCGCCTGTTCTTACCGGACATTGTGCCTTTGCGTCTGATACGACTATTTCGCCGCCCTCGCTCACGCCCGCCTCAATACCGCTTTTTATCTTCGATCTCGCGGCCTCAAGCACACCTATCGCCGAACCCGCGTCAATACTTACCGAAATTTCTATTGCCATTGCCGTAGCCGCCTCCTCTCGCTATTCCCTCTACCGATGCCACACGGTCGGCATAGCTTTTCGCCTTTTCATCATCGACCAACTTCTTTTCTTCCTTTGCGTCGGATACGAAATCCAGCTGTTCAAGCAGCGTTTCTGTCGACACCGTGCCGACAAGATAGTTGACCATCTGCGCCGTCTCAAGCTCATTTACCGGAAGATTTCTCGTGAATATGATATCTACATCCGAGAAGTCAACTACCTGCATTTTCGACTTGAGAGCGAGGAATGTATTGTACATCGTAAATCTCAATTTCAGTCCCTTTGAGAAATACCGTTCCTTGTTTTTCGCCATCTGTTCAAAGCCCATCAGTTTGTACTTTATCGCAACGCCCGAAAGGTTGTTTCCGAAGCTCGTGTCCGATAAGTCCGGCACCATTGAAAAACGGTGAATATCTTCCTTTAGGTCATCGCGCAACACCTTGACATCCGTTTCCGAAAGTACCTTCGAAAGATACTGCGCCGCCGAATCCTCATATCCCATAAGTATTCGCTCGCGCCTGAGCTTCGCCGCCTCGTCGCTGTCTATCTCTATGTTTTTCAGGAACAAAAACGCGTCAACGAACTGCTCCTTGTCATTCACTCTGTCGGACTGCAGCGTATTGTAAGCGTCTATCAGCGGTATAAGCTGTTCAAAATCACCCTGACATTCATCGTTGTTGCGATATTCTATCAAAGGTATCTCACCGAAATAATGACTTCTCTTTTCCGTTTCGCTCATGCTCGCCCAGCTGTCGGCTTTCCCTTCGTACAGCGTCACTGTGTCGCGGTCGTACACATAGCACACAACACCCTTGCAATTGCCCTCAAGGTCAAACCTCTTGTAATAGTTTACCGCGAACAACGGCGTTTCCAGAGCCGTGTTGTCGTATACGACAAACGCGTTCCGCGGATCTATCACCGTAGAGCGTGCCGCAGCAGTGCCGTCGCTGTAAATAAGCTCGTAGGCTCTGCCGTATATGCTCATGCTTTTTACGATATTTGCGTCCACTGCCGCTATATCCTGCTTGAAATACTCGTCCTTGAGAGCCTCTATGTCGCATTCCGCAGAGGCGGAATATGTCACCGGATTACCGACCAGAAACGACTGAACAATGTCCGTAATGTACTTAGCGTGGTTACATACGACTCTTGTGTTCGCCGTTCCCGATGAGAGCCGTTCACGGTCCATAATGTCATGCTCGCCTGTGTAATAGCGTCTGAGCCTGTCAAAGCGCGGCTTTCCTCGCTCGTGAATATTAATAAGCTTATCGAGTAAAGGCGGAATTACTCCGCCTTCGATAACACTCGCGTCAATTATCATAATCCTAACCTCTTTCTTTCCGGCACGCGCGCCGTCTTTCTGCGCATCTCGTCCTCCAAAGCATAGCGCACGGCATCGATCGTATGATTTTCTTTATCGGGATAACCGTCCCTGAATCCATCGTTTCCGTCCGGCTCAAGCTCATAATTCAGGAATTCCCGTTTCGCGTTCGGGCATCGCACCGGATCTATAACGATACTGTCGAGTGACTGTAAGAACTTTATCCCGTACTCGATACTGTCGGGGCCTTTTTTCGCGCCTTTTATGTTCAGACCGTAGACGCGCATTTCCGCGATAGACTTCGGCTCCGCTTGTATATCTCGCCGTAAACATACAGCCTCTTGCGTTTCTTTTCGTATTGGCAGCGTATATATACAAACGGATCCGCCGCAAATCCGAAGTCAATGCCCTCATGCACCTTGTCAAAGCTCCTTATCTGCTCGTCAGTGATGTTCTCAATTACCACATTCGCGAATATCTCGCCGCCCGTGCCTGTGACCTCACCGAGATAGTTGTGCGCGTATATGTCGGGATGTGTTCGCTTTAAATGCTCCGCTTCAAGTATGAACTGTTCTCCGAGCCATTCCGACGGTACATCAAGATAGCTGCTGTGATGTACAAGCTTGTCGGGTGCTGCTTCAAGCACCTCGGCATTCACCCAGCTCCGCATACTCGCCGGCGGATTGTAGCTGTAGAATACAACAAACTCCTTACCGCCTCGCAGTAATGATTGATTTATCGTGCGTATCTCCTGCATACCGCGTATCTGATCGGCTTCCTCGTACCATACGTATTTCACATATCCCTTTGATACCTTGAGTGACTTTATCTTTGTCGGATCGTCCGTGCCTCGGAACAGTATTTTTTGACCTGTCGGCATATAAATAATTTCAAGCGGCGACACATGACACTTGAACAATGCTGTGACACCGAGCTTGTCGATCGCCCATCTGAGCTGTTCAAAAACCGTGTCTTTTAAATTCGCCTGAAATCGCCGTATAACACAGCAGTTCGCGTTTGCGTCCTTTATCATGCCCAATATAATTTCAATGCTCACAAAAGAGGATTTCGTGCTTCCTCGTCCTCCCTTGAGCCAGTAATGCGTGTGAGCATGATTTTTAATATCCTTGTGCACCGAATAAAACGGCGGCGCTATCATCTCACTCAGCCTCACGGAATATCATCCACTATCTGCACCAATCCGTTCCCCTCGATCTGAGCCTTGTCCGTAAAGAGCGCGTGATACTTGCCGAGCAGCTCCGCCGCCTTTAACCGTTCGCGCTCATCAGGGTGCTTCATCATCGCCCGCGCCTTTGAGTGTCCGTCTCCCGTCCCCTCAACAATAACCGTTTCCGACTCGCTTTCTCCTCTCAATACAGCCGTGAGGTATTCTATGACCTCCTTAGCGTCCGCGGTCTTTTCGTCATGTAATTTGTCGAGCCGTTCGGCAATATACGCCTGAACCTTAGTATTTCTTAGCAATTTGCTTGCGTTCACGCTTGCTGTGCTGTCCTTTTTAACA